ACAGGGTATCTCAAGCCTGTTTATCACGCATACGAGCCAGCGAGCGCGAGCGAATACTGTCAGAAGAATCTGATAAGCGACATGCCCGCCGAAAGGCTCGTATAGATTTGATTATTAAACCCCAGTAGTATAAAATGGTATTACACCAAGAGAGAGGTTACAAAATGTCAGGTTTTCAACCAGCATCGCTTAAAGATGTTGCTTTCGCTATTGAAAAAGATTGGGTCAAAGTTAGTCCATCTGCTCAGCCTTACTTGGATGCGCTGAAGCAGTTGGATTCGATCAACGATAGTTATTATGCCGATACAGCAAAATCTGTAGTTCTTTATTTCTTGGCTAATGCTTCCTCCTACAGGGGAGAGTCTGCAAAAGCGTACAAAACATATCTGAAGAGTTTAGTTAAATAGATAAATAAAATTCACCCGCTGGGAAAAGTAGACATTCTCGGCGGGTGAGTCTTATGTCATAAACACAAAACTGGGTTATGGGCTATTCTTCCCATTAAGGCGCTTCACCTTTCGAGCGCCTGAGTTCGGTGGGGTTGATGCGAAGCCACGCGTCGATCCTCTCTCTAGCGTGACATTGCTCCCCCACCGAGCGACCCCCCTTGACATACATTCACCTGTATCTGCTACATTTTATTTAGGTTCGCAAAACACCTAACACTTCAAAAGTGAAGCCAGTCCGATACTGGCAACAATGAAGCGCTATATCCAATAGCGAATAAATGTTCACTCCGAATCAATGGAGGAATATGCGATTCTATGAAACTATCCTCAAACCAGTTCCAGTCTTTTTTCTCGCCGCTGGACTTATCGTACTTAATCCACTTCATATCCCGCCCGATGTAAAAGCGAGTGCGCAGGAAATTTCAGAAGCCGAAGTTGTCAAGGAGATAAAACCTAAAACAATTGAACGCGACCCTGAAGTTGCCAAGGTACATGCAAAAAACACTATGGGAGATTTCGGATGGAATTCCGAATATCAATGGCAATGCCTTGAATCAATGTGGACGAAAGAAAGCAACTGGCGTCCAAATGCTTACAACAAAACCCCCGTTTATCAGAATGGCAAAAAACTTCATGCTGGTGGGATTCCACAGATTCTTGGGCTTGACCCCGAGATAACGGTAGAGCGTCAAATCGAACGAGGATTTATTTATATCGAAAGTAGATATTCTGACCCTTGTACGGCGTGGCGGTTTTGGCAACGAAACTCTTATTATTAAACTACCCCTATGAGTGATGGAATGAAGAAGCCTTCGGTAATAGACAACGCGCTCGCCGAAATCGGGCGCGTTGCCTTCCTAGAGCCAGCAATCTGTACGGGCTGGGTTTTAGTATCTGAATGGATGGGTTCTACCGACGATGATTACTGGACACTTACCCTTACTGACGATCAGAACCCCGATTGGCGACAAAAGGGATTGATGCACCACGCTTTAGAAACTTGGGAGGATGATGAAGTTAGATTCTCAGAACCAGTTAAATACGACGAAGAGTGAACGCGAGCGCCTAGATTTGTTGGCAAAACTATTGGAAGAAAGATTTGGCGACACGAAATCAAATGTTGCCGAATTCACCCTTTCTCAAAAATAAGTGAGACAATTTCTACATGAGTTTAATTGATTTTGTTAATGAAGCCCCTTGTCGCAATTCTGACCCTTGGCTCTTTGACCAATATCAAATAGACTTAGCGCTCCCAGCATTAAACATTTGTAAAACTTGTATATTTTGGGAAAACTGTAACTCTCTAGTTGAGCCTTCTAGTAATTTTTATGATGGAGTGTGCGCGGGTAAGGTATGGCGCAATGGAAGAATTTTGGCTAAGTTAATTCCTGAGTCGCCAAATAGTTTAATTGTTGGAGAGGAAATACTAAAGGATGTTGATGCCATGGAATTTTGTGGGAGCGAGTTGCTCGGGGATAGAAACTGATTATTTCTTTCCTGAAGTTAAATCATTTTCAGAAGAAAACTTAATAGCAAAAAAGATTTGTCAGTCGTGTGTGGTAAAAAAGGATTGCTTGGAATACGCGCTTCACTATTCTGTATCAGGAATATGGGGTGGCACTTCAAACCGAGAAAGAATTGGAATAAGAAGAAAACTAAACATAATAGCAAAACCACTACTAAGAGATAGGGCACTATAATGACAACGCTAACAATCACAGGAAATCTAGTTGCTGACCCCGAAATCAGGATTATTAACAGCGGAAAGTCAGTTGCATCTTTTACGGTTGTCTCTTCTAAATCCAAAAAACTTCCTGATGGGACTTGGGAAAATACCGACACTACTTTCTGGAGTGTGAAGTGTTGGGATAAATTGGCAGAAAATGTGGCTGAAAACCTACGCAAAGGGGTATCGGTGATCGTGGTCGGGACGGCAGTTCAAGAGAACTGGGACGATAAGGCAACGGGTGATAAGCGCTCCAAGATTGCTGTAACGGCTTGGAATGTTGGAGTTGATATGAAGCGCCATTCCTACACCGTCTCGGTCATAGAACGCCAAGGCGCCTTAGATTTGCACAATAGCCCGATAGACCCGTGGAGTGTTCCACTTTCCGAGTCGGCTCCTTTCTAAACCCAAGTGTAGTATCATGGGGTTAATAATCCAATGATAGGGGTTTAGAAATGGCGTGGAACGAAATACTGGTAAGCGTAATTGATGGAAGTAAAACTGTTGTCTCGGCTCAGGGGCGCCCTTTTGTTTCTTTAGAAATTGCTTCAAAGGAATATGTCGAGGTGCATTTAACCACCGAGGTTGATGAGTTGCCCTTCAAAGTTATCTTTAAGCGTTTCGACCAAATCGGCGGTATTTTAGAAGAACGCGAATATGGTCAGACTGGCACTTTAGATTTGGCTCGCAAGTTAGTAATTGAAGTTGCCAATCTTCGGCTAAATTCATTTCAGATCGTGCTAGACGGAGAAAAAGCCGAAATTGAACTAACGCTATAATCTATGTGTGTATGACGACTTTGCATCCCGCGATGGCGCCATTTCTGTATTAGGTACTTTTGCTATTCAAACCCATGAATTATTCTTGGAGTTTAAGAAGGCAGGATTTACTGACGAACAGGCGATAGCAATTGTTGTCGGATTAGCCCAAAGAGAGTAGGCAAGTGGTAAATGGTACAAAAAAGACCTGACCTACAAGAAATTGGTGCAACGGGTTTACGCCGTTCAGGGGGAACAATATTTGAAGAGTTCCTAGTCAATTTACGCGGTATTCGCGGATTCAAAATATATCGTGAGATGGCAGATAACGACCCAACTATCGGGTCAATGTTGTATGCGATTGAAAAAGTTATTACTCGTCTTGAGTGGCGCGTAGACCCATTCTCGGATGATTCAGTAGATGGCGAAGTAAAACCTGAAGATAAAGAAAATGCGGCTTTCATAGAATCTTGTTTGCACGATATGTCAGATTCGTGGGATTCGGCACTTTCACAAATTCTTTCAATGCTGGTTTTTGGATTCTCATATCACGAAATTGTTTACAAAGTTCGTGGGGGAGATGTTAAAGACCCTACCAAAAAATCAAAGCACACCGACGGCAAGATAGGCTGGAGAAAACTTCCTATCCGCGCCCAAGAGACTTTGTTTCGTTGGGAAATGGACGAAGATGGTGGAATTCAAGCCATGATTCAAGTAGACCCATCTACAGGTGGCACTCATGTAATTCCAATCGAGAAGGCTTTACTGTTTCGTACCAGTTCACAAAAGAACAACCCCGAAGGTCGCTCACTACTTCGTAACGCCTATCGCCCTTGGTATTTCAAGCGCCGTATTGAAGAAATTGAAGCAATTGGTATAGAGCGCGACTTGGCTGGATTGCCAGTTGCCTACCTACCGCCTGAATATCTTTCATCCTCCGCCACTCCAGAACAAGCATCAGTTTTAACCTCAATCCAAAATATCGTAACTTCGATTAAGCGGAATGAGCAAGAGGGAATTGTTATGCCCTCTATGTATGATGACAACGGTCATAAAATGTTTGACCTTCAGTTGCTTTCATCAGGTGGCTCGCGCCAGTTCGATACAGACAAAGTAATTCAGCGCTATGACCAAAGAATGTCTATGTCGGTGCTTTCAGACTTTATTCTTCTTGGTTCAGACCGAGTTGGCTCTTATGCACTAGGTACCTCGAAGATGGATTTATGGTCAATGTCAGTTGATGCTATTGCTAAAAACATTGCTGAGGTTATGAATCAGTATGCAATTCCTAGACTATTAAAACTAAACGGTATGGATGTCTCACGCGCTCCATACTTAAACTACGGTGAAGTAAGCCATGTTGATCTAGCCGAGATTTCAGACTTTGTTACTAAATTGGCTCAGGCTGGCGTTCTCATGCCTGACCCTAAGTTGGAAGATTATCTACGCGAATTGGCTGGATTACCACCTGCCGAACACGATGGAGAAAACTTTGGTATGCCACCTATGCCTGACGGTACGAATCCCCCTGATGTTCCTAGTATGGAACCAGAAGTAAGCGACCTTGATGATTTACCAACAGCGCAAGGAACGGAACCGCTAGACGGCGATGTGGAGTAATCAATGCCACTTTTCTTTGGTCGTGACCCTAATCGAAGTATTCCACTAACAATAGAAGAGCAAGCGCTCGCTAGAGTTCTCTATGATGCGATTCGTCGCGCCACCAATACAATCAAGGTAGAAGAATTAGCAAAGATCATTGGTCGCTTAGACCCAGATTCACTTAACAGGCTACTAAACGCCATAACAGTCGGTAAAGACCGCAAGCGAATAGAAGATGCCTTAATGAACTCAATTGATATTGGTGGCAATGAAGCCGTCAGACAGATGCAAAGTATTTTTCCGAGATTATCGCTTCCAGCCTTTTTGCCCAAACCTGTAAAAATACTTAACAAGGTACCTATGGCAGGAATGGACTTTACGAAGATTCCAACATGGGCTTCACCTAATCCATTAGCGGGTGAGTTCACTTTCTCATTTAATAAAACAAACCCAAACTCGCTTGCCTTTGCTGCCTCTCGCGCTGGGCAGTTGATTACAAGCATTGATGAATTAACCCGTCTAGCAGTTCGCAAAATTATTACTGACGCTTTCAATGAGCAGATTGATTATCTCCAAACAGCACGAAGAATTAAAAACATTGTTGGATTACACCCAAGGTGGGCTGAAGCGGTTACAAAATTTGAGCGGGCAGAAATCGCTCGGTTAATCAAGGCTGGTCTAAAAGAGACTACCGCTCGCGCACGGGCGCAAGCCTCGGCTTCCAAGTATGCCGATAGATTACAGGGCGCTCGCGCCAAAATGATTGCTCGTACAGAAATTCAGATTGCACAAAACCAAGGTCGCTATGAGGGTTGGAAGCAAGCAAGCGCTGAAGGTCTAGTAGACCCCGCTTCACAAAAGATGTGGATTACGGCAAAAGATGAGCGCACTTGCGATATTTGCGCCCCGCTAGACGGCGAAATAGTACCTTGGAACGGAGTTTTTTCGGTAGGCATAGAAGCGCCGATAGTTCACCCAAATTGCAGGTGTGCCATGGTTATCTTGCCACCCGAGAGGAAATAATGACTTTCGCAGTCAGATTTGAGCCAGGACTTAAACCAGTCTTTAAGCACGGAACCCACGATCAAAAGAAACACGGAAGTTGGGCTGACGGGTCGGGCGGAACTAACACCGAATTATCAGATGATGAGATTCGAGAAGTTATCTATGGTTCAAAAACTGTTGAACAAATGTTTCAAAAGATTGCCAAACTTCAAGGTAAGAGTATGAAACCAAAGGTTGCTGAGTTAAAAGACAGCGAGGTAAACCTGTATCGAGGGGTAGCCAATCCTAAACGAGACACCCAACAATTATTAGAGGGCAAAGTTCCCTTTACATCTGGTCAAACTTGGGGACAAGGAATTTATGTAACCCCATTAAAAGATGAAGCCGAAGGCTACGGTAAGGTTATTAGGATGAAGTTAGACGACAGCGCAACTCTTGTAAGACGAGAAGATAGCGCCTTTGATGTTGATACGAGTGGCGATGAGTTCAAATCCAATTTTCTCGATTTCCCGCGCATTAGACAACAAGTTCTTGCAGGGAAAAAAGATAATATGTCGGTATCAGATTCCTATAATATTTATTGGGCTGGTAAGGGGTACGATGGCTATTCTCCTCACGGTAGAGAAACAGTTTTATTCAATGCTGAACATCTAACTCTTAATAGCAAAGATGTAAGTCAAGATGTAAAAAAACACGGAACCCACGATCAGTCCACCCACGGAAGTTGGGCTGATGGGTCGGGTGGAGATGTAGCCCCATATGAGTTGAGTTCTTACTATCGTGCCAATTTTGATGAAACTGATGATTACGACGAAATGGTTAAGGTTTACACAGAGAGGTATGGGGAAGATTCGCAAAACGGTGTAGTGGAATCAGAACTCAGAGCATTAAATGACTACGCTAACCATGGGTACGAAGATACTAATGCGTATCTAAGAGGGACGCTAGAGGATAGAGTCGCGCTAACACCCAACGAAAGTGGGGCTTTTGCCTCGGGAAACAGCGCCATGCGTGACATTGCATTTAGGGATAATCCAGTAGTAGGAGAGTCCATCGAAAGTCAAACTGCGTCCCATGACCGTTCTATTAGAATATATGAGGCGAAAAACCGCGATTCCATACTTACCGCCTTTAATGCTCAGAAGAGATACCGCCTTCTCCAAACGGTAGACCAACTAGATGAGATAATAAACGATTCCCCCCTTCACTTTAGAGATACAACCCTCTATCGGTCTATGTCTAGTCGTGGGCTATCCACGCTCAAAGTTGGCGATGTAGTGACTGATAGAGGTTTTATGTCCACGACAAGAGTTGATATTACCGACCCAAAGAATATGAATGTACTAGCCTCATTTTCGGGTTTAGGTAGTGGGGCGAAGCGCATTGTCGCGGTAATCTATCCTGATAGTAGTAGAAGTATGGGGAGAGGTATCGCGGTAGATGCTATCAAATTAGTGAGTGGGGATTCAACTGATGTCTCAACTAGAGAGAAGGAAGTTCTGCTTCCGCGGAATACCCAATTAAAATTCCTTGGTTATGGAACCCCTAAGATGGGTGATAGAACCATGGAAACTAATGGGCAAGTAGCAGTATTTAAGAGGCAAAACTAATGAGTAGATTTGAAATGAATCTTGAAGAAGTCACCATTACCCGTGCAGGGGAGTTTGCAAAACACGAATCCCACGATCAGTCCACCCACGGGAGTTGGGCTGATGGTGGTGGTGGGGCAGAAGCAGGAGATATTCGTTCTGAGTTGGCTACTTACTTTGGTACAGATACGGTCAGTTACCTAGCAAGCGAAGGGTATAAATCAGTCATAGAACGAACCAACACATCTAGCGACGAAAGGTTAGACATAATTGCCGAGAAGCAAGGTTTCGATGGCGTACCTACGGTGGTTTCGGCTACCGACTTGAATAAATTATCGCGGGAAGATTACGAGATTGCTTATCGCGGGATAGCGGAGGGAACTTACCCAATAGGCATAGGGGCTGTACCATCATCTACATACTTCGAGCAGTTCAAGTCAGGAAAATACCATTCTGGTTTGGGTCAAGCGGGAAACGGAATTTATTTCGCGGATAATTACAGAGTTGCCAAGTCTTACGCAGGTGAAAGAGGAACAGTAATGAGAGTTGGTATACCGAAAAACAAAATGATGTCCAGCGATAAATTCCATGAGGCAATCCTGCAAAATAAAGCGGATATGGACGCAAACAAATTTTCCTTTTATGGTGCGGAGGATGTAGGTAGAAACCTTGCATCACAGGGGGTAAGGGCAGTAAGAACACATTTTAATCTTGGCAACTACAATGACGGGGCAACACTTGAAAAAGTTTACATAGTTTATGATCGTTCTATGTTGAGGGTGCAAGATGTTCCAGCCACAGATTGAGTCCCGCCTATTGGCGCAGTATGTCCAGACCCTTGAGCCTACCGCGAGAGCGCAGTTTTATGTAGATGTAATTAGCAACGAGAATTTAGTGAGCCTTTACCCC